GCCTGCAACTCATTTTGAATATCAAATGACTGCCAACGGTCAAAGGAAACCATTCCAATATTAAATCCAAGTCTTCTTAGATTCTGAATCCATTGTTTAACTTCTGAAAGATTTACTGGGCCTTCTACTTTTGGTTCCCACCAGGCTACTGCATCTACAATTACGATTGGGGCTACTTGTTCATAGTTATTGATGACTTGTATGTTTACCCATTTATCTACGTGAGCAATAGCAACTGCACACTTATCGTGCTTCTGTGCAAGGTCAGCATGAACATAATAAACCTTGTCTGGATCAGGCTTGAACGCTTCATCAAACCTTCTAAAGTTATCTACAGGATTACGAAGAGTCATACACTTTCTTACTTTTTCTACCTGCTTAAAGAATGCATCTGATGCAAAGGTTGGTACACAAGCAAATCGTTGCATTGCATCTGCAAGGTCAGTCATAAAAGCAATCTTAAAATCATCAATCTGTCGTGTTGGATTTACTTCCCAGGTTGGTTTCTTTAGTGCAAACACTCCTGGATATTTGTATGAAATTATATGATCTTCGTCCCAGGAAATCTGCAACTTATTACTTGGATCTGTGTCTGGTAGTAGTGGGTTAATTATAAACTCGTGTGTTCTTTCAATTACTTCTTTCTCAGCAATTACTGCATCATATTTTTCTGAAATAAAGTCTCCTGGATAGCGGGGGAATGAAAGAAGAACAACTTTACCAAGGTCAGGAAAACGAGAATCTACTGATCCACGAAACGCTTTGTAGATATTATCAGCAGTCTTTCCTTGCTCATTGCCAGTTCCAACCTCAGAAGCAAACCCAGAAATCTCATCAAGCACTGCAAGAAGTAGGTTTAAACCTTCGTGTGATTCTCTTTCTGAGTGACCAGAGTAAACAGTAATTGATTTATTAAACTCAACAGAGTCAGCCTTTGCATAATACTTTCCTATGAACCAAGGCGACCTTTCAATCTTAGATTTAAAACCTTTAAAGAAAACGTTCTTTGCTTGCTGTGCGTTAATGGCAACGTTAATAAGGTCAATAGCATCTCCAGAAGGCTTACCAAAATATTTTGCTGGGTCTTTTAAGCATAGAAGTTTATATACAATGTATGAGCATGCTACGGTTGATGTGAAGTCTTTTCCAGATCCCTTGCCAAGTTGCAGGATGATTTCATTCTTTGTATACTTATCAAAATATCTTGACCCCTCTTCTTCACCCATAAGATTAATAAGATCTTCTTTGCGATAGATCTGGCTCATTGCCTCAACAATATCATACTGGATATCTGATAGTGGTGGTTGGCCCAGAAAATCTTCACCCTCTACAAATGTCCTTGCATCTACAGGAATCTCTTCAAAGTGATCAGACTTTAGGGCTTCAAGGAACTCATTGAACATCGTGGACAACTGTAATCACCTCGTTGTCTTTTGCAAATGACGATAGCCTACGCATAATCTCATCACGAACCTGTGAGTATTCAGATGCAATATCTTTTAATATCACAACAAGAACTTCTTGACGACGTTCAATTTCCATCATCTCTTCTGCTAACTCTTTATTCTCAAGCAGTCCAGCCTTTTGCAGCATATCAATACGCTTAGACTCAATGTCCATAACTAATTTAATACCTGCAGTCTTTGCACTAAGATTATTAGTCATAGATGCTTCATCAATAACTTCATATGTACGAGAGACTAACTTGCTATAGTGTGCATCAGCAGCAGCGAGTGCCTCTTTTGCACGAGCACGGATAGCATCATTGGCAGATGCCATAACCTTCCACTCATTAATAAGTGTTACAACCTTTTGTCTTGGTATTGCAAGTTGTTTAGAAATTACAGTTGGGTCATTACCCTTCAAGTATTCTTCTACTACCTGGTTTACTTGATCAAGGTGCTTAACTAAATCATCTTCAGTTGACATACTTGCCCTCTAGTCTATTGATTTCATCCTTGATATAGAAGATTGCTTTTTCTAAATCTTGAATGGTCTTTGCTTCGTCTTTTAGTCCTGCTCTCCATAGGTACTTAAAGGCATTGCCAATATTAAAGTTTCTGTGTCTAGTAATCTCAATACACTCAATTCCAGAAGGATCTGATGTGTAGTGTAATGGATTATTTACTTGATCAACTGTTATATTTAAATTGTCACTCGTAGGATTCCTCGTCATCAAGTTCCCAATCAAATGCTTCTGGTATTCCTTTTAGTGCAGCAAATGCAAAAGCAAAACCAACAGTGCCTGCTACTGCAAGTGCTACTAAGGCCTTCTCAAATTTACTCATCGTCTCGACTTCCTTAATCCAAATTTAGCAAGGTAAACATAAATGGTCTCTAAACTCACTCCGCACTCCTTTGCAATCTCTTCTGGAGTCTTCTTATCCATAAGATATCTCTTACGCATAAAAGTCTCGCTTGTATATAGTTTAGCAGCCATGAGTCTATTTGTCAACCCCAGGAACTTTCCAGTCTAAGTCTTCCCTTGTTACGGGAGCAGTATCTTTAATTGACATCATATGCTGATAACCATCGACCTTATCATATTCTGGATTATATTCTGTCATTTTTAAATTAATACCACTTCTTCTGCAATACTCTTGAGTAACCTCTAAAGGTATATTTCCGTGTACCCCAGTTAGCCTTCCAGAAAAAAGCAAGTTAAGTTTTAACATTGCATTCCTTGAGTGTTCCCAATGATCTTTTTTCTTGTCATCTGCCCATGGTCTTGCAGTACTATACCTACTTAACTTTTCCCCTGGGTACTGCCTTGAAAGATGGTGGTAAGCAAAAATTTTTGATGTTGCAAACATCCTCCATCCTCTACCCCAAGACTGCAAAGCAACATATGGCTCTTCTCCATTAAAATTCATTTCTGGATCTAGAGGAACTTCATCAATGTATAATTTTTCTGCAAAACACCATGTGAAATGTACCCAATAATTTTCATGAACATCGTCGTCGTCAGGTGGCACACTTCCAACTGGAAACCAATACCCTGGAATAAAGTCTGTTACTTGATGAATTCTTGGATCCCAACCAGTTATAGATGGGTGGTATAGATTTGTCCTTACCTTATCTTTATATCTAATAGACCAATCATCGTTGTACTCAAAGTCTGGTGGACAAAGAGTTAGAATTGCTTTCCCAGTTTCAGATTTTGCTTTTGCTTTTGCATACTCTTCAAGAGATGTCGTGTCCCAGTCTTGCTCAAACCTTGTATGTCCACAAATAAAAAGAACGTAATCGTACTCAAATGGCAATTCTCTTGTTGTTAGATCTCGTGCCCAAAGTATTCCTCTGTATTCTGAAAGATCAAATTTTCTGTAAAGCATTTGCTCTTCTGGCACAAAACTTAAATCTGAATAAAATTCTGGATAGTGTTCTTCTACTATAGAGAACACAAGATCTTCTTTATTTTTTGCTTTATCGTAGCAGTCTTTAACTGTTCCAAGAAGATCTCCTTCTTTGTAAGAAATTATTGATACTAATATCTTTGCCATGTTACTCTTCCTTGTATTCTTTAATAATTGGATCAAGTCTATCCCAGTGCCCCTTTGGGCTGCCTTGATAAATTTGTCCAGTCTCTCTATCTAAAAGTATCCATTTCGTAGGAGCAAGAGTCCTGACCGTTAAAATAACGTCTTGCTCTTCTTCCTTAAACTTAAGAGGATCTCTCTCCATCATTCAGTACCTATAGCCTTTCCCCAATTTTTTAGTGCCCAATGTCCAATACCGCAGGCATCTGCAACATCATTATCAATAATTGTTCTATCGTAGTTAATGTTAATAAACTTAATTGTTCTTTCTTTACGAAGGTTTCTTTCATAGGTCTTGTACCAAGAAACAGATTTACCAGGGTGCTGTGCACGAATAAAAAGTTGCTCATCCTTAGAAATCTTTTTGTTACCAATAAAATTCTGCCAAGTAATTGGTGATACCTTCCCTATAGTTTTAGTTCCAGACTGCCCTGCAGATCCAAGGATTGCTCCTTGAACTAAAGCCAAGTCTGCTGCTGTCTTAGGGCTGTTCATAAACACTGTATGCTCAATTACAATAGCCTCAAACCCCCCATATAGATCAAGAAATAGTTTAACCTTTTGTCCAGCATCCATAACCTTTTCGTATGTATCCTTGCCTTTAAAGGTAATCTTTCCTACTGATTCTAAAGTTTTTTTCTGGGTATCAAAAATAGCAAAGGCAAGGCTATTAGTGCTTGCATCAATAGCACAAATAGTTTTTGGAAGTTTAGTTCCTATTGCCTCTGCTAGTTTCATTTTAAATTATCCTTAATTTCTTTTAATGCTTTTGCTACGTCAGAAGGATTGACGTTGCACTTAACACAAAGATTGTCATCATTGTAGATTGACAAAGCCTCTTTGCATGATTTGCAATTTCTTTCCTTACCTTTTCTTTTTTGTCTTCTAGAAACCATATACCTTGCAGCAATTTTTTCTTTTGTTGACATGTCTCTACATTCTGGTGAACAATATATCTGATAAGTTATATCTGTTTTAAATTGTTTATCACACCATTGACAATGTTTCATCTAGTGGCTCCAAGGACTTTAGTTTAAAGTCTCCCTTACCAGCCTCTGCACATGCCTTTTTAATAGGACATGATTTGCAAATTTTTGAATTTGAGCGATAGTTCTTTTCAGGCAGGGTTCTGTCGACCCAGGCCTTACGAACTGATCTCATCCATTCAAACGTCTGGTCTACCCACCGACGATAATAATCATTTACTTCTACTGGAAGTATAAGCAACTCATGGTTATTCTTATTTTCATAAATAAGAACTGCTTTAGGCTTCTTAAGAATTTTCATATAGATAAGTAACTGAACCAAGTGGCCAGTCTTTGGTTTCATATGAGCCTTTCGGTACTCAAAACCTTCATTCATCATTGTTTTAATTTCACCAAGGAGTTCTTCTCCTTGCCAGTTAACCATAACATCTCCGTACCCAAAAATTGGTGGATCATTATTCGTTATTTTAAATTCTGAATCAACAAGGAAGTCTGGAACATTACCCATTGCTTCTTGGATTCTTTCGTGAGACTTAGTTCCTGCAGTCATGTTGGCTGCGCTGTATGGCGTTGCATCGTCTTCAAACATCTGACCATCAAAGGCTAGGTACCAATATCTTGGACACTCCCCATGCCCGTAGGCAATAGTAGATGGAGCAAAAGTCTTCTTCTGTGTCTGCTTATCAGTGCGATTAACGATGTATCCAGATTGAATCTTTTCAGTCAAACCAGCAGCATCTACTGGGTGGATTGGTGCTTTTTCTTGCTTAACCATAATCTGTTGTAATAAACTTTTTGTCATATTTTACTCGTTTCTATTAGTATAAGTATAGCATATCAGCGTGTAATATACTTTAATGCAGATACTAAATTGTTTAACGACTCTGCTGCCGTGTAATAAAGATTCTTCTTTCCACGATCTGACTTGTCAACATTGGCCATCCAAGTTGCCTTGAAAGCCATCTTAGCAGCGATTGCCTGTAGTCTTACAATCTCTACGTGAGCCACATTGATTGGGATGTCTGGCTTTATAATTAGTTTAGCAATCATTGTGAGTGCAACTGTAAGTTCTTCATCCTGCATATAGTCTGCAATCTCTGCCAAACCATTAACCATATCTATTGTTGTTCCTTGTTGCTCCATTATTCCTCCACTAGATCTTCTAATATACTCATCTCAATTATAGCAAGTCTTACTTTAGAGTTACCCTCACCCAGTACGACAACAATCGCTGGGTCCTTGCCGTTCTTCATGGCATCAGTTGTAGCCTTTGCCCAAACCTCTTTGTTTAATGTAAAGGACTTGCCAACTTCTTTAAAGTCTACGACAAAGTTTTTCCAGGAAGCATCTCCTTTTTGAGTATTACGACCAGAGTTTTTGTGCTGCTTAGCACCTATCCTCTTAGACTCACTTTTCTCTGTCATTACCCTTGTATTTCTGCTTTCCAAACTTGACTGTGCTTAAATGTTTTGCTGGACACATCCAGGTCATTGTCTTTGTCTCAGCGTAAAGCCTTAAAGATTTAACCTCTACTTTGCACTCGTGACAAACAAACTTTCCGTTATATACTGTATAACTAGGCATTTAATCTAGCCTTGATTGACTCTTGCAAATCAAGATCCTCTCTTACACGGTTAATGAATGCTTCTTTGCCCTGCACCTTTGATCCGTCAGGCAGGATGTACCAAGCACCAGTTCGTTCTACAATACCGTTTAGTTCTGCTGTAGTAACCAAATCACCAATGGTATCAAGACCAATATCGTCACCTCTAAAATAAAAATCATACTCACCATTCTGGAACCCTGGAGAGGTTTTAGAGAACTGTAATTCCCAGCGAATCTTTCTACCAAT